CACAAAGACGATCCGGTGGAAGATGATGACTTCGATGCGGATGAGGAATACAGCAAAATTGAGGAGCCTGTCTCAAAACGGGGCGATATCTGGCACCTTGGCAGCCACAGGGTTATGTGCGGCGACAGCACCGATTCGGATGATGTAATGCAGCTCATGGGCAACGATAAAGCACAACTCATAGTTACCGACCCTCCGTATAATGTTGATTACCATGGACAGGCCGGAACAATTGAAAACGACAATATGCCCGAAGAATCTTTTTACAATTTCCTGCATGATGCATTTCAGAACATGTACTCAACGGCAGAACCGGGTGCGGCAATATATGTTTTTCATGCTGATACCGAAGGTGTTAATTTCAGAAAGGCTTTTGAGGATGCCGGATTCATGCTGAAGCAATGCCTTGTGTGGGTAAAGAATGCACTCGTTCTCGGCAGGCAGGATTATCAATGGCGACATGAACCTATCCTCTATGGATGGAAGGATGGAGCCGCACATTATTTTATTGACGACCGGACACAGTCAACCGTGATAGATTACAGTGCCCTCCCGGATTTAAAGAAAATGAAAAAGGACGAGCTGTTGAAATTCATAACCGAATACTTGAATAACCTCGATGAAACACCGCAAACGGTTATTTATTGCGACAAACCGCTCAGAAGCAGCGAACACCCGACCATGAAGCCTTTGCCTCTGCTTGGCAAGCTGATATCAAACAGCAGCAAGCCCGGCTGGATAGTTCAGGACCTTTTCGGCGGCAGCGGCTCAACAATGATGGCCTGCGAGAAGCTCGGCAGAACATCCAGATTGATGGAATATGACCCCGTTTATGTTGATGTGATTGTTAAGCGGTACATAAAATTCTGCAAAGAAAAAGGACAAGAACCGAAAGTGGTCCTTGCCCGTGACAATGTAGTTAAAGAGTTTGATATAGCGACATTTGAAAATTAAAGGGATCCGGGAGACAGTGCGCCAACACTGCCTCCCCTACACCAGAGAAAACACCTCTGACATAGGATGGTTATATAGTCTCGAGACGCCATCCGCATTATTATATGCGTTTAGGGAGCGTTTTTCAAGGTGCAAAATAACGAAGAAAGTAAATTAAACGAAGCCTTGCTCAAAAAGGCTTTGGGATATGACTATGAAGAAAAGATTGTCGAGGCGACAAAAGAGGGCAAGACAATCAACATTAAAATTCTGAAAAAGCATATGCCTCCCGACTTGAAGGCAATTGAACAGGTTAAGCTTTTAATCGCCTGCGGTGAGTGGCCTGAACAAAAATAGCGATTCAACTCAATTGACATAAAAAGGTGAGGTGAGGTGGTGGTGTGTCAACAAAAAATCCAAACAGGGACAAGGCAAAGGAATTATGGCTTTCATCTGGGAAAACCCGTTTACTTAAAGACATTGCCGCCGATTTGGGCGAGCCAGAAGGCAAGATAAGAAAATGGAAATCTATTGATTGCTGGGACAAAGAATGTTCCACAAAAAAGAGTGGAACAAAGAAGTCAAACAACAAGGGGAACGTTCCACCTAAAAAGGGTGCGCCAAAAGGAAATAAAAACGCCGCTGGCAACAGTGGAGGCGCACCCGAAGGCAATCAAAACAACCTCAAACATGGCGGTTACTCTCAAATATACTGGGATACTCTCGATGACACAGAAAAGGAGCTTATAGAAACGCTGTCAAACGACGAGGAAATACAGCTCATTGAGCAGATAAAGCTTTTTGCGGTCAGGGAACGCCGCATAATGAAAGCTATAAAACAAATGAAAGAACAAGCATCAGGTATTGTTGAGAGGTGCGAACAGTCTCAAATAGGAAATGTCCCAGCTTCACAGGTTGTTTCTGCCATGTCACATACGATAACCGGAAGGGTTGGTAAGGGCGAAGATGGCAATATTAAAATGCTTTTAGGTGGCAATCTAACCGAAAATGTCATTACTGAAAGCGTTGATAATGTCATTCAGCGTCTAGAAGCAGAACTCACAAAGGTTCAAAGAGCAAAAACAAGGGCTATTGAGGCTCTCGCACGGTTCAGGCTCGAAAAGGAAAAGCTCGATATGCTCAAAAACAATGACAATGTAGAGATTGAGGACACAAATGAAACGGACGGGATGATTTATGGCAAAGATATATCGTAAAGCAAAATCAATTCCGTTCTGCTTCGGTGACAAGCACATTGAGTATATCCGCAGCTGCGTTGACTGCACATACAATATAGCTGAAGGAGCAGTCCGTGCCGGCAAGACAATCGACAATGTCTATGCCTTCGCACATGAGCTTGAAACCTGCCCCGATAAGATACACCTTGCAACCGGCTCCACGGCCGCCAACGCAAAGCTGAATATAGGTGATTCAAACGGCTTCGGGCTAGAGTGGATTTTCAGAGGTCAATGCCGCTGGGGCAAATACAAAGGCAACGAATGTCTGGTTATTAAAGGACCTAAAACCCAGTACAAGCAGAAGGTTGTAATCTTTGCCGGTGCTGCACTTGCCAACAGCTTTAAGAAGATCCGCGGCAACTCCTACGGTATGTGGATTGCAACTGAAATCAACCTGCATCATGATAATACAATCAAAGAAGCATTCAACAGACTTCTAGCATCCAAACGCAGAAAAATATTCTGGGATTTAAACCCCGATAACCCGAATGCCCCGATATACAAGGAATACATAGATAAGTACATTGCAAAGGACAAAAGCGGTGAATTGCTCGGTGGTGTAAACTATCAGCATTTCACCATTTTTGATAATATTAACATCTCCGAAAGCAGCAGGAACGAATTTATAAGCCAGTACGAACCGGGTACAATCTGGTATAAGCGTGACATTGAAGGGCTGCGATGCATTGCAGAGGGGCTGATTTATCGCCGCTTTGCAGATACGGTTACAAGCAGCAAACCAGAAGCTGAAAACCCGTTCCTCTATAAGCCCATAAAAGACGACCCGAAAAGCACATATCAATTCATGAAAATTGTTCTCGGTGTTGATTTTGGCGGCAATGGCTCAGGCCATGCATTTGTCGCAACGGGTATCACTCCAGGATACGACAAGGTTGTCGCACTGGCAAGTGAAAGACATTTCGGTGATGACATAGACCCCGATAAGCTCGGTGATTTATTTGTCGCCTTTGTCGCTAATGTAATTGCTGTATACGGCAGAATATCGGCCATATACTGCGATTCGGCAGAGCAGGTGTTAATCAGGGGCCTGCAGGCTTCCCTGCGTAAGGCGGGGCTCGGCTGGGTGGCCTCCTTAATCCACAATGCGGTAAAAATACAAATTAACGACAGAATCAACCTCACCCTGAAGCTCATGGCTCAGGGGCGTTTTCTTTATAGGGAGCAGGAGTGCAAGACGCTCAAAATCGCACTGTGCTCCGCCGTGTGGAGCAACAAGGACCCGACAAAGAATGAGAGGCTCGATGACGGCTCAAGCGACATAGATACGCTGGATGCGTTTGAATACACGATTGAGCAGGACTACAAGCGATTTTTAAATAAGTAATGAGGTGCAGGGAATGGACATAACATCTGTAATCGACTATCTGCAAAAGCAGCTCGGATATACAATCAGCTCATCGTACTACACCTACATAGCTGAATGGGAAGACTGGTGGAAGGGATACCATAAACCGTTCCATCAGTTCAAGGAGCGGCAGGGCGACCATCTCATAGAAAGAGAAATGTACACCCTCAAGATGGCCAAGAAGGTTTGTGAGGACTGGGCAAGCATATTGCTCAACGAAAAAACGGAGATTTGCATTGATGACAAAAAAAGTGAGGATTTTACCAACTCAGTTATCGATAAGTCCAATTTTCTGTACAAAGCAAACGGCCTTATTGAAAAAGCCTTCTACAGCGGCACAGGGGCAATAGTGATGCGTTTTGACAATATGCTTGTCAAGGGAGAATCAATCCTTAAAGACAAGGAGACAAAAATAAGATTTGAATATCTGCCGGGGAACTACATAATACCCCTGACGGTTATCGGCGATGATGTTAAGGATGTTGCATTTGCCTCCGAGGTCACATATAAGGGCAAAAAATACACCTATCTTGAAACACATATTCTTGAAACGATGCAAAATAGCGGCCGTGAATATGTCATCACGAACAAATACTTTGAGGAATCCAATGGCACCCTCCAGCCGGCAGCCTTGCCTGACGGTCTTATTGAACAATTCAGAACCGGCTCCGATATACCGCTTTTCGCTATTATCCGGCCGGGAATAGTTAAAACCATCGCCGAAGGTGCCGGTATGGGGCAATCTATATTTGCAAATTCTATAGATGAATTAAAAGGGGTCGACCTTGCGTTTAATAATT